CGGCTTGGTCATCGGTTCTATTCTTTCAGGAGTAATGTTTGTACACCCATGTTCAATGGGTTTGCCAACGAATGGAAAGACAAGCCAGATGCTGAGCTCATGGTTGCTGCTGCAATCAAGGACATAAACATCCGCTACGAGCTCGAAGAATGCATCGACATGCCCGAGCAGTCCTATCACACCGTCACCACCCAGCTGTCTCCAACTATGCTTAAAGCATACAAAGACCTGGCGGATGACAATGTGTTGTGGACTGGCGAGGCCACCATTAACGCCGTACATGCTGGGGCCCTGACAAAGAAGCTTCTACAGCTCTGTACAGGCGCAGTTTACGACGAAAGTGGTGATGTCGTTGGCTTACACGAAGAAAGATACAACCTTGTAATGGAGCTAGTTGAGCAGCGTAACCACTCGTTAGTTGCATTCAACTGGTCCCACGAACGTGACTTCTTAGTCGCTCAAGCTGAAAAGCGCGGTATCAAATACGGTGTCATTGACGGCAGTACCCCTGCTAACAAACGCAAAGACATCGTCGACCGCATGCAGGCTGGGCAGCTCAAGGTTGTGTTCGCACACCCACAGTCTGCGGGTCACGGTCTCACCATGACTACAGCAACAGCTGTTATCTGGGCGTCACCTACATACAACGCTGAACACTACCAGCAGTTCAACCGTCGTATCTATCGTGCCGGCCAGACTAAACGAACTGAGGTCATCCATATTGCAGCCGAAGACACCTGGGAACCCGGCGTGTACGAAAAGCTGCAAGGCAAACTCGGCCGCATGGAGAACCTATTAACGATACTCAAAGATCTAAACTCAATGAAGGAAGTCGCATGAACATCAACGAACTGATTGATCAAAAGAAAGACATCAAACAACAAATGGCTGACCTAAATGGACAGCTAAAAGCTTTAAGAGAGCAGGAGTCCGAAGTGGACATAGCTCTTCTTAAGAAACTAGATACAGAAGGATTGTCACGTACGGCAAACGAAGTTGCTTCTGTATCTATCAACGAAGAAGTCGTACCGGACGTTCAAGATTGGGACGCCCTGTATCAACACGTTATCCAAACGGGTGACTTCTCACTAATACAAAGACGCATCTCATCGACTGCATACCGTGAGCTTCTCAAAATTGGCGAGAACGTTCCCGGTCTACAGCCGCGCGAGATTCGTCGCATCAACTTCAGAACTCTGTAACTAACTAACTTAAAGGTAACTAAATATGAGTGAACTAGCATTAGCACTAACTGACGACAAAGTACCAGCACACGTTGCAAAGGGTAACGGCCGTGGTAACGAAGACGTAAATGGGTCTAGCTTAACTATCCCACGCGTCAAGCAACTGCAAAAAATGTCGGACGAAGTCGACAAACACCACCCAAATCATATTGAGGGCGCAGGTGACGGTGACTTTATGAACTCACTGACTCGTGAGCTATACGGCGAAGAACTGTACTGCATCAACATCAAATTCAAAGACGAGTTTGTTGTATGGAAAGACCGTGAAAAAGGTGGTGGTCTTCTTGGTACATTCAAGACCGAAGCAGAGGCCCGCGAAGCTGTATCAGCTACTGATCAGCCCGTCGACTATGCTATTCGGCCTACACATACACACCTTCTGCTAATCAAAGACCCAAAGACCGGTGAGCTCAGCGCTCCTGTGCTTATGGACTTTGCAGCATCCAAGCTGAAACCCAGTAAAAACTGGAACAGCCAAATCAACATCAAAGGCGGCGACCGTTTCGCAGGCCTGTGGAAGTTGAAGTCTGTACCAGTAACTGTTGGTAACAACACTTGGATGAACTTGGACATCGACTTTGTCGGTTGGACTATGGCAGACGATTACAAACTAGCCGAAGGTATCTTCGAGCAGTTTGAAAACACCGCTCTGTAGTTGAGTAAGTGCAGTGAACGAGCATAGCTTTATTCGATCTGTGCATCGTTCACTGCATAACAACGTTACCAAATGGAAAATCCATGACCGCTACAACGGCGGTGTACCAGACGCATTCTATATGGGGCCAACAGGTTCTCTGTGGGCCGAATACAAATACCTCAAACAACTCCCCAAACGCGACACAACAAACCTTCGACTTGGACTGAGCTTACTGCAAATTGAGTGGCTCAATCTTTTATATGAATACAAAAACAATGCTTGCTTGATTCTTGGCGCTGAAAACACAGCGCTCATTTTATTAGAGAAACAATGGACAACTAATATTAGTAAACAGTACTATATGGAACATTGCATACCGCGAAAGGAAGTCGCGGACTACATACAATCCATCTGTTTACCGGATCCGTACGATGTCAAAAGCCAAGAAAGGGCTCCCCATAGCTGTGACCAACCTACGTAAAATATGGGATCAAAAGAAACACCAACTAGAGATAACTCAAGTCGAAGCAGCAGAAAAACTTGGGTGGACCCAAGGCGCGTTTAGTCAGTACTTAAATGGTATTACCGAGCTAGGCCCAACAGCTACCATCAAATTAGCTAACTTTCTTGGTGTAGATCCAGAAGAGATTGACCCGGCAATACACGACGACCTACCGGGAATCCATAGAGTACCTGTCCGATACGACATAAACAGTACCAAAGCTATAAACAATCGATACACACACGTAACAATGAGTGATGATCTGTTTCGAGTTCAAATCAAACCAGAGTTTTGTACTGATAATATGCGTAAGCGCTTCCCGCATCTTTCTAAAACAAAAAGCCAAATCGTTTGTGCAGATGAAAGCAAAACATATAGACCACGGTCCACAGACAACGAACCCTTGTATCTAATCTGCCGAAAAGGGGAAACACGATTTGATATCGTGGAAGAGTCACAGCTGCCGCCAAGCAACAAACTATCAAAAAAATTCACAATCGTAGGATTGGCCTACTATTGATTCACGATACTTCAATGACAAACGATATTAGCTATGGGAATATTAGCAACAGTAATGACGCAAACGTCACTACAGAAAGGTATTAAGGATGAATGATCCGGTTAACAAACCTGACCACTACAACACAGGCGGTGTTGAGTGTATCAAAGCTATTGAGGCGAGCATGTCGCCTACTGAGTTTAAGGGCTACTTAAAAGGTAACGCGATGAAGTACCTATGGCGCTACTCTTACAAGGGGCACGATGTTCAAGACCTTAGCAAATGTATTTGGTACACAACTCGGTTAAAGGAGTACGTCGAAGGTGAGTCTACTAACATGGCTGGTCGAGAAGCACGGACCGTTTATGGACATACAGGAACTAGCTGATCTGCAACGGATCAAAAAGCATTCTGTTTACCAACAAATATATCTGGGCAAACTAGATATACCGCATGTCAAACGTGGGAAAAAATACCTGTTTCCCACTCCTGAAGTAGCCAAATACTTCGAGGACAACCTACAAACTTCCACTATTCAAGGGTGCGAAGCACATCAGTAGGTTTTAATTGGGTATACCGTTTGAGCTGCCCCCAGGTCTTGTGACCAGAAATTACAGCAACCTCGGGGATGCTCAAACCTTTTTCAAAGAATCGGCTTATTGCCTCATGCCGCAAGTCATGAAACGTTAACCCATCAATCCCAGCTTTACGTGTAACCAGCGCAAATCTGTCTGAAATAGATGCACTACGTGCCACTGGAACCAACCTAGCACCCGGCTTTGCGTATTTCATCGCACGTGAGAGCGCCAGTTTTAAGGGTCTGTGTACTGGTATCGTCGTAAACGAACTGCTCTTACTACGTACATGTTCTCGGTCCCTGATCCGAAGCACGTTGTTGTTCCAATCCATATCTTCAGCATGCAACTGATGTATTTCTTCCTGCCGCAGTGACGAGTGCACGGCTATTCTTATTGTGTCACCAATCCAATGCGTGCCTGCTGCCCGGAGCAAACGTATGTACTCACCAGGCTGTAGTCGACGGTCGCGTTTGTTACTACCGCCGATCAGTTTGAGCTGAGACATCACACGCATAGTCGTACGCACAGGATTTTCTGACAGCTGCAACCCCCACAACGTACGAGCCATGTCGATCGCCTGAGCAAGATAGGTAAGCTCTTGGTTCAAGGTCGAAGCAGAAACAACAGCGCGCCGAGCTCGGCCGTACTCAAGTATCTTTTCTGGTATTAAATCAGACACCGGTATATTCGCGAACTCCCTAGCGGTCAAACGAACCGTAGCTAGTTTGCTTTTGCCAAACGTTGTATCGCCCTGGTCCATTTCGCGTATGTAGCGTTCAACGATTGAGCCAACAGTAATAGACCGTAGACCACGGACATCAG